ATTACTCTGTTGGTGACCAGGTATTTTACAACGGCCATACATACACATGCAGAATAGCTACATCTGCAATATCACACAGTACAGCATTACAGTACGGTAATTACAGCGCATTGCCGGCGGTGAATATATTTCCATCAGGTCAGCCTCAATCGTCAACATACTGGACAGACAACGGTGCATATAGTATTCCCGCTGGCACCTTACCAACCAACACAACATACTGGACAGCGGGGGATAACCGCAATCAGCAGATACTCGGCTATACGATTGACATTGTGCTGTATTATCTGCATGCACGTATAGCACCGCAGAACATACCAGAGCTAAGAATGGATAATTACAATGTCGCACGCCAGCAATTAGTAGCGATGGCTGACGGAGATATAACACTTGACATGCCACGAATACAACCTAATCAGGGTAATCGTATTCGCTGGGGCAGTGAAGTTCGGAGCATTAACAGATACTAACTAATGGCAAACATATTTAAACGAGCATTCAATTTAATAATCCCTGATTATGCACCGCAAAGCATAACGCCGCGCGAAACGTCTAAAGAGGCTGATAAGAACCTCAATAGATACGTAGCAAATGTGCAACTGCAACGGATCAGGCAAGACGTAGCATCATGGCGTGACGCATTGAATGAGGCTGAACTTGCCTATTACCCGCATAGAGTGAAGATGCAGCGGTTGTTTTTAGATACGTCGAATAATGGGCATGTATCCGCAGCAATGGAGCGATATAAAGATTTGGTATTGCTGAAAGATTTTAAGATATGCGACGCAACAGGGAACGAGAATGAGGAATGGACAAAATACTTTCAATCGCAATGGTTCTACAAATTTATGAACTATGCACTTGATGCTGATTTCTACGGTTATCAGCTTATTGCATTAGGTGATATTGAAAATGACGCATTTCCGAACCTTACAATAATCAAGCGTCATAACATCAGCCCCGATAGGTTGCAAGTAACGCCGTTTGTGTATTCGCTTAGTGGTGCGCATTTCCTTGATGAGCCGTATAAAGACTGGCACGTATGGATACCAACACCAACAGAGAACGCAATCAGCCCCGTAGGATATGGCATACTGTACAAAGTAGCAATATATGAGATATTTCTGCGTAACGTATTAGGATTTAATGGCGATTTTGTTGAGTTGTTTGCACAGCCGTTTAGAGTTGGTAAAACCAATAAAACAAATGAAGACGAACGCGCTGTACTTGAGGAAGCATTGCGCATGATGGGCTCGAGTGGTTGGGCTATTATTGACGAACAAGATAGCATAGAGTTTTTGGAAACTGCATTAGGCGGAAATGGTTATAAGGGCTATGAAAGCCTTGAAATGCGCTGTATGAAGTATATCAGCAAGATTATACTCGGACATGCAGACGCATTGGATAGCATCCCGGGTAAACTTGGCGGCGGTCAGGGAGATGAAAACCCAGTATACCGCGCATTGAGGGATAAGCAGATAAAGCTATGCAGGAATATGGAAAGCATAGTAAATGATACGCTGATACCTAAGCTGCGAAAATTGGGCATTAGGGTACCAACGGGATTACGATTTGATTTTAATAACAATGAAGAGGTTGAAGAATATAGGCGCAAACAGGACGAAAGTAACAAGATAACGGCTGAATTATTTAAGACAATCAAGGATGCAGGCGGTAAGCCTGATTGGAAATACTTTGAAGAACGTACGGGGATACCAGTAGAGGAAGCCCCGGAGCCTGAACCGAAAGCAATCGTTAAAGCTCCGTTACTGAATGAAGCCGTACAAAATAGGTTGAATAAGATTTATAACCATAAGCATTGAAATACACCGACGAACAGATAAAAAGCCTATTGGATGGTATATACGCCGGGACGATTACTGAAACTAATCTGCCCGAAGATTTATACTTTGCGATAGCTGATTATCTTAAACGCGGGTTATACAATGGTTTTGGTGGCTCATTGATTGATTTTTCTGAAGGCTCATCGGATTACGCCATGCTGAAAGAGTTGAGGGAAAACATATACATGTTCAGCGCAGCAAAGACATATGTTGAGGTGCGTGGCATGACTGATTTACTTATTGATGGCGATGTTGTGAAATCATTTGCAGAGTTTAAAAAAGACGCCATGCAGGTGTATGACATTTACAACAAAGACTATTTAAAATCAGAATACAACACAGCGATAGCATCGGCGGAGATGGCCGCTAAGTGGGTAACTATTCAAGATGATATTGATGTATTGCCCAACCTGCGATATAGCACCACTGAAGTAGCATGTCCTATATGTGCGCCGCTTGATGGCACAACGTTACCTGCTACGGATAGTTTTTGGGATGTGTATTACCCGCCTAACCACTACAACTGTATGTGTGTGGCATTACAAGAGGGTGAAGACGTGACATTGACGCAAAACCCGCCAAGTACAAAACATGAAATGGATGATGTATTTATAGGGAACGTAGGAAAGGACAAAGTAGTGTTTAACGCAGACCATCCGTATTTTCAATTAGCCCCTAAAGATTTAGGACGTAATAATTTTGGACTACCAATACCAGAAAATGATTAAAACAATAGATATTGAATTGAGCAGTCTTCGTGTGTATGAAGATGGAGAAATTGGAAGAAGTTTAGTTATTAACGCTACTTGTATATTACCTCCAAAAATAGAATTTATTAATATAACATTAGGTTTTGAACAACATTAATATGAATAAACAACCATTAATATCAAGCGAGCTAATCGCAATGCTTGAAACATTTGTAAACAAAGAGTTATATGCTCAATATTTTTACCGGTCACTGGCAAACGCCATGCAACAGATAGGATATTTTGGAGCGCAAAAATATTTCCTTGCAGAGGCAGCAAGTGAGGGGGAGCATTATCAGAAACATGTAAATTTCCTAAACGATGTGGGCGTTATGCCTAAGCTCGCACCGATACCAAGCGCACCAGCACCACAAGGCATCAAAGAAGCGTTTAAGTCTGCGTTTGATACCGAGTATCAATTATGTAAGGACTACAAACAAGCCACCGCGCAGGCATTGACTAAAGATATTGAAGTATTCGGGCATTTGCAGGAGTTTGTAGATATACAGCGTAAAAGCGTAGGCGAATACGGCGACCTGTTAGCGCGACTGGATTTATGCGGTAGCAATGAAGCGGCATTATTGGAATTTGACGAACATTTGAATGGCTAATAAGTTCGGATTTGATAGGGTACGGAATAACATGGAGCAAGTCAAGCGACAGCTCCCGACGATGCTGGCTAATCAGGCGGTAAATGAGTTTAGTGATAATTTTAATAAGCAAGGATTTGAGGGACAGAAATGGAAAGAAGTTAACAGGCGAATACCAGGAACGAAAGAATACAAATACCCGAAAACAAAAGGGCTGTCACGGCGCAAAAAGCCGATACTTGTTGGAACGGGCAGATTAAGACGGGCGGTAGCCAATAGTAAAAAAATAGCTACTTGGCAGTTGATAAAATTAGAAGTAAATTTGCCATATGCTGCCAATCAAAACGATGGGATAACATTACCGAAAAGGCAATACATGGGGGATAGTGCAAGATTGAGAGCGAAACAAAAACAACTGATAGAAAAAACCATAGATAAAATATGGCAAGCCTGATAAATTAATAAAAACATGCAAAGAACAACTTATTTTACTTACGCCGCAACAGGTATAGAATATGAAACCGCCGTTGAATGGTTTATGGAAAAATTACGTGAAAATAACTGCATTTTAGACGGGGAGTTTTCGCATAAGTATGAAAACAATAAAACATTAGGATATATAGGCACTTTTACTGCAAATGTGATACAATGCCCTCAATAATAAAAACAGCAATACAGGATTTACTGACTGCACTGACAAATACAGCGCAGTTTAATTTTGTCGCTGTATGGAATGATCATGTAAACAGGCTTATCGATGGTAGCGGGTATTCGTATAATTGCCCCGCTGCATTTGTGGAGCTTGAGCCGATACAAGTCATTAATCTATCATCGGGTATAACACAAACAGACTATATAATCCGTGTACATATTGTACATACCGAACTGGATGCGATTGATGGCGCATTAGACCAGAATTTGAACGTGTATGATTACAGGGATGCGGTAAAGGTAGCCATGACAGGGCTAAAGCCTACGAATTTCGGGAATTTGATGTTTAACCAAGAGTTTCAGGATTACGAACATAACAACGTGTATCATTACCTTGTTGAATTTAAAGCCGGGTTTATTGATACTAAGGGCAGTCCTTATGATGTTGATAGTACGGATTGGATAGAAACAACACCACCAACCACATTAACGCTAACAGGTGCGTATAATCCTGAACCGTTTTTAAAGAATAAGTAATGGCACGCACAGTAGAAGAAATATACCAAAACATTATAGCTGCAAAGGAAGCCGATAGCAACCTTAACAGCCTGACATCTACCAGCCGCAGGGCTATATGGAGATTATGGGCATACATTGTTGCGGCGGCTCAAAGTACATTTGAGCAGTTGATGGGATTGGAGAAAGAAAACATACAGAGTATTGTAGATGCAGCACCGGCGGCGAATAGCGCATGGGTGCAAGCGCAGATGTTTAAATTCCAGTACGATGCAACCACACCACAAATAGTGCAGCTTAATACTACCACGTTTGCATATGGTTATCCTACTGTTGATGCTACTAAGTGCATTATCACACGATGCAGCGTAAACAGGCAGATATACAACGTAGTGCAGATTAAAGTAGCTAAGGGCACAACACCCGAAGCGTTAACATCATTGGAGAAATCAGCCGCACAGGATTATATTAACATCATCGGCAATTGTAACGCTAACTATCAGGTAATAAGCCTCAACGCCGACAGGCTATATGTGCAGGCTGATATATACTACAAAGGGCAATATTCGGCAATTATACAGGCAAATGTCATTGCAGCATTACAGGCATACATGGCGGGGATAGATTTTAACGGTCAAGTGTTGGTGAGCGATATTGAGGGAGTGATACGCAATGTAACAGGCGTTAACGATGTGGTGCTGAAGAACGTAGGCGCGCGCGCGGATACAACAGACCCTGATTTGAGGTATTTGCTTGTAGAGAATAACACACTGATAGCTCGTAACTGGCAAACAGTAGCGGGATATATTATTGAGGAGGATAACACAGGCGATACATTTGCAGATACATTAAACTTTATAGCGCAGTAATGTACAGTACCGATTTCAACAACTTTGCACTTCAGATGCTGCCGCCTAATTACAGGCTGGATGCGCATACGGGTTGGATGCAAGCGCAACTTGCACCAATGGTATGGGCAAATGACAATTTCTTTGAGGATTTTGTAAATGGTTCGAGCTACCCGGATTATAACGCCGGCACAACATACGGCTATCAGGATAGAGTAATATCAGATCATGCAGTGTATGAAAGCAAACAATCGGGCAATACAGGCAATGCGTTAACCGATAGCGATTGGTGGTTTAAAGTGCAGGATAATTACATTGGCGTTTATGAGCGTATAAAATACAACAGCACCAAGCTAATACTTGAATTTGCGCTTAATAAATGGTTTGGCGGTACGTTCAAACAGCCACCCGACACCAGCGATATATATATCACCAAGAACGCTACAAATATACGACCATTTGTAACAGGTGATACTACCGAGGCAAGCGCAGTAGGATATGATATATCAACGGGGTTTGTAGGCGATAGTACCTCGTTTACTATTAACGTAGATTTTACGATAAACATACCGACGGCGTTATACCCCGCTGGCGGTGATGAGGAAATAAAACAATTTGTAAACAATATTATAGCTGCCGAAGCTACATACGATATAGTACAATACTAATATGAAAAGCATAGACAATAATTACATAACCAGTACGGCGTTACAACCATTCAAGAAAGGCACATGGTCGCACTTACAAAGTGCGTATCAGGAAGTGTTTAACGCTATATTGCGAGGCCACACAGATGCGCTGAATAACTTTAATACCGTATTTGTGATATATGGGTGCAAGGTATCAGTAAGCGGCGGTAATTACACCGTAAGCGCGGGGGCTGTGTATTATAACGGTACGGTGTATCTTATGGATGCCAAAGGAGCTACGGCAGTGCCAGGCGGTGGTAATACATACGTTTGCAAGATAAAGACAACGTATTTTACCGATGCGACGGCAGACCCGGTAACATTTACCGATAGCAGTGCGCAGAACGTACATAAGATAGAGAAAGTAGAGATTGAGGCAGGCGCATCAGGTAGCGGGATTGCTGATTATGCTGATTTCGTTGGTATGCCAATAGCAACGGGCGGTTATTTGAGTTTAGGCTCATGGACAGGTAGCAGGCCGTTTGATTTCCAGGTTGACAGAAATATATATTTCAGTGGCTCAAGCAGTGCAGGCCCTACATTTGACTTACAGAACGCAAAGATAGGGTGCAAGCAGAAAGCGTATGTGCAATTGAACAACGGCGAGAATTTCAGCGTAACAGGTACTACAGATTATGATTATCAGTTGATACTCCCTAAGGCGGGCACATGTACTGTATATTCAAATACCAGTGCTGCAATAGCTATAACCAGCACGCAGCAATATGTTATAGAGATGGAGTATTTGGGCATATTAAACAGTAATCCACGTATATCAATAACTGTATTCGGTTTATAATGAGCGATAAGAAAACAATAGCACAACGAGTAGAACGAGCATATCCGCACCCGGCATTAAAGCAGCGGCTGAATGACTATGCTCAACAGACGGGCAAGAGTAAATCTAAGGTCATATGTGAAGCATTGAGGGCGTATCTACCAGATAAAAATACAATAAGGGGTAAGCAACAATAGGGGGATTTTAATCCCTCTTTATTTCACATTCACCCCTTTGAATGTTATCCGTGTTTTGGATAACCTAATATCACCGATGTGATTATCCTCATAATACAAGGCGTATCTATTCTTTGACTTGTATTTAAATACTTTCCGTATAACAGCTACGTCATTGCTGTTTAAGTCCCGTTTCAAATGCGCTGCAATAGCGTTATAGATTATTCCGTCTTCAAGCTGCCGGCGCCTGAGACACGGTATGAGGTGAAACGTGGACCCGTGCACTTCATGATGCTGAACAGTTACGGGTCTGGGCCTGCAGCGCAGACGGGACCAGGTGGGGCGGCTATCTCTGGTACGGGATCGGATCCTGGGATTGGCGAAGATGATCTGTCGACGGCGGGAGATCAGTATCAGTGGCTTTCTGACGCTGCGAATGCCTCTGACTGCACGTGGCGGTTCGTTGTAATGAACCATCCCCCGAAGACGTCCGGGACGGACACCCTGTACTCTCCTGGGTATTCTGCAGTCGCCTACGACTTCCAGTCTCTCGGCATCGATGGCGTGTTCTGTGGCCTTTCGGGGTCGTACGAACGAGCGGTCAGCACCGACCTCGAAATTCCGGTCATCAATGTTGGTCTCGGCGGGATGACGATTGATTCATCGTTCTCGGGGTCGACAACTGGGTTTCGATACAACACCACGCCTGGTTACCTACGGTGCACAGCGACACAGACGACGATGTTCTGTGAGTTCGTCGACTACGATGGGAATGTTGTTTACTCTTTCACCTTGGACCCGCAGAGGGTTCCTGGGACCTGTTATCTCGCGGACAACGCGGCGACCGTCACGAGTCTTCATA